ATGTTAGAGATAAGTAGAGATAATATTAGTGGTTTAGAGTTAACTAAGTTTAAAGAGATAGATAGGTTTATAAAACTACCTGTAGAATCATATCTAGACTTATTAGATGTTACACCTAATTCATCCCAGACTGCGTTAATCAATGCAGCAAACAACCCAGACTATAGATTTATAGTTGCGGCACTATCCCGACGACAGGGAAAAACCTATATAGCAAACATTATTGGACAACTGATATCTTTGGTACCAAACTCTAATGTATTGATTATGTCCCCAAACTACAGCCTATCACAGATTTCCTTTGATTTACAGAGAAGTCTGATAAAGCACTTCGACTTAGAAGTACTACGTGATAACGCTAAGGACAAGATTATTGAACTAAGTAATCATAGTACCATACGTATGGGTTCTGTGAATCAAGTAGACTCTGTAGTTGGTAGATCATATGATTTAATTATATTTGATGAGGCAGCTCTTAGTGAGGGGATGGATGCATTTAATGTAGCACTACGACCTACTTTGGATAAGCCTGGTTCAAAAGCCATATTTATATCTACTCCTAGAGGAAGAAATAATTGGTTCTCTAAACTATACAATAGAGGGTTTAGTGACGATCACCCTAACTGGATATCTATTAAAGCCACCTATCATGAGAATCCTAGAATTACTATGGCTGATATTGAGGAAGCTAGAAAAGCTATGTCTACAGCAGAGTTTTCTCAAGAGTACCTTGCGGACTTTAATCAGTTTGAAGGTCAAGTATGGACTTTTGACCAAGAGAAGTATGTAGCTGACTTAAGAGAACTAGATCTATCAAAAATGGATGTAATCGCAGGGCTGGACGTAGGTTTCAGGGATCCTACAGCATTTGTAGTAATTGCCTACAGCTGGGAAGATGAGAAGTATTACCTAGTTGATGAATATTTACATGCTGAGAGAACTACAGACCAGCATGCAGTATTCTTAAGGAAACTGATTGATAAGTACGATGTTGATTTAATTTATATTGATTCAGCAGCTCAACAAGTTAGGTTTGACTTAGCTCAAGAACATGACATCCCTACCAATAATGCTACTAAGGATGTATTGGCTGGTATTGCACATGTAGCGAGTATTGTAGAGAACGGTAGATTAATCGTTGATCAAAGGTGCGTACAGACACTGATTACTTTGGATCAGTATCAATGGGACCCAAATAGAAACTTATTAAAAGAAAAACCCGTACACAATGATGCTTCCCATATTGCTGATGCTCTTAGATATGCGTTATATACATTCCAAGATTCTGAAATAACAGTATAAGGTATAGAAAATTTCTCTTGACATTTTGGTCTGGGATTGGTATAATTGTGGTTATAAAAAAGTAGAAATGGTACCGTGGAATTACTGGTACTTTACTTAGAGGTAGAGATAGAGGAGATATTCTGGTATGGCTGAACTAAAGCGCGATAGAGTTAAGTATATTCGTGATAGGGCGAAGAGTGCGTATGTAAAGGACACAGAATGTTTTATATGCGGGGACACAGAGAAATTAGATTTTCACCACTTTAACTCAGTGACTGAACTTCTTGAAAGATGGATAAAGCAGAAAAACTTGACTATAAATAGTGCAGAAGATATGATGGATATGCGGGACGAATTCATTGAATTTCATCATAAAGAGATTTATGACGATACAGTGACCTTATGTCATAGACATCATTTGAAACTACACTCCATTTATGGGAAAAGACCTACTTTAGCTACGGCCCAAAAACAAGAACGCTGGGTGGACAAAAGGCGTGAAAAGGAATATAAATGAGTATATTAGATATTATTAGAGACAAGTTAAACCCATCTCAACCAGATATCTCCATTAATTTAGAAGGTTCGGAGATATCTACTACCAAACCATTCAAAAAATTTGGTGATGCGTATAGAGATGTAGAAGTGGTTAATAGAGGAGTCAACATGTTAGTTGACTCTGCTGTAGGATTAGAATTTGATATTGGGGATAAACTAGCGTTTACCGGCCCGGCAAATATTAGAAGAAATAAGTTAGCCTTATTACTAAATAAGCAACCTAATCTATTTCAAGATGCCTCAGCTTTTAAGCGCAATTTATATACAGATTTTTTAGTTGAAGGTAACGCTTTTATCTACTTTGATGGAGCGCACTTATATCATTTACCTGCATCTAATGTTATAATTAAAACAGATAAGAAAACATTTATAGAAAGCTATGAGTACAACAATGTATTCTATAGCACTGAAGAAATTATTCATATTAAAGAGAACTCAGCAACTTCAATCTATAGAGGAGACTCTAGATTGGCATCTTGCTTAAGAAGTATTAATACTCTTTATAAGATGAGGTTATTTCAAGATAACTTCTTCGATAATGGAGCAGTACCAGGATTAGTACTAAAAACTCCAAACACTTTAAGCACAAAAATTAAGGATAGGTTATTGGCTTCTTGGAGATCCAAGTATAACCCCAAGACTGGAGGTAGAACTCCTCTTATTTTAGATGGTGGATTAGATATTTCCCCTCTCTCTAATACTAATTTCCAACAGTTAGATTTTGACGAAAGTTTAAAGACTTTAGAGTCTAGAATTTTACAAGCGATAGGAGTTCCACCCGTATTATTAGATGGTGGAAATAATGCTAATATATCTCCTAATACTAAACTAATGTATCACCAAACGGTTATACCTTTAGTTAAGAAGTTTAATTCAGCTTTCGAAAGATTCTTTACATACGATATAGACTTAGCAACTCAAAAAGTTTTTAGTCTACGTCCAGAATTAAAAGATGAGTCGCAATACTACTCAACTTTAGTGAATAATGGTATTATGACAGGAGCTGAGGCTCGTGAGCTACTACGATTAGAACCTATTGATGACGAAGCACTCAATACTATTAGGATTCCAGCTAACGTGGCGGGAGCCGCAACAGGTGTAGCCGGTGAATCAGACGGAAAACCTGTACAGGATACATCAGAGGAGTAAAGATGACACAGAACGAGCAATTAGAGTTAATGATTGAATTCTTTAAAAAGAACGACCATGAATTAAGCGAAGGTCACTATAGAGCTAGGAAAGATAAACCAGTCTCCATTAAGTTATTAAAGAGAATGTGGGGTTCAGGTAACGCTTACTTAAGAGCAAGACGTCGTGCTATTGAAGAAATAGCAAAAAGAGTAGTAGTTTCAAAACCAGTACCTAAGGCCGTAGCACCCGCTACACCTAAGCCTGGTATGTTGAATAAACCCACGCCTAAAGCAGCCCCTAAACCGGCTCCTACGGCAAAGGTAGAGAAGGGAACAAAAAAGGCTTAAGCCTTAATTTTTAGGAGTTAATTTATGAGAAATAAATTTGAATTGCATACTCATTTTACCAAGGCAGTTTCTGATGAAGAAGGTGTTCTACGTATAAAGGGGTATGCTAACACGACTACTAAGGACAGAATGGGGGATGTAATCCCTATGGATGCGTGGACTAAATCAGGTGCTTTAGAAAATTTTCTAAAAAATCCTATTGTTCTTGCGTATCATGACCATTCGCAACCCATTGGAAAAGTAGTAGATTATTCTATTACTAGCAAGGGGTTAGAAATAGTAGCCGAAATTAGTAAAGCTGCGGGGAATGTAGCAGATCTCATCATAGATGAGGTTCTAAAAACTTTCTCTATTGGGTTTTCTATCAAAGATGCAGAGTATGACAGAGAGTCAGATATTTTTACGATCAAAGATCTAGAACTATTTGAAGTATCAGTCGTATCTGTGCCGGCAAACCAAGATTCAACTTTTTCTGTGGCTAAGTCATTAGACACTGCAGATTTAGACGAATTAAAAACGAAGTATGGAACGTCTGAAGTAACAGAAGCTGTTAAAGCTGAAGTGGCGGAAGATATTAATAATAAAACAGCACCTGTTGCTGAAGAAAAGGAAGAACTAGAAATGGATAAAAAAGAACTAGAAGCTTTACTGGCTAAAACTGCAGCAGATGCGGCAACAGCTGTAACAGCTAAAATAGAAGCTAAAAAAGCGGAAGAGAAGGCTGCACTAGCTGCGGAAACTAAGAAGCAAGAAGAAGCTGAAAAAACTAAGAATATTGCTATTGAGGCAGGTGCTACTGGTGCTGAGCGTCTTATGGCTGATATTGCTAAAAAGATGGAAGATGAAACTGCTTCATTGAAAGACATCGTTAACACAATGGGTGAAGAACTTAAAGCTAAATCTGATGAGATTGAAGCTATGCAACGTTCTAAGATGACTTTTGCTGATCATAAAGAAGAAGCAATCGCTAAAGAATCTGCAGAAAAAGCTTACTTACTAGGTATCGTATTACGTAAAAATATGTTTGATACAAAGTATGGTGCTGGTTTAGTAGAGAAGGTTAATACTTCTTCATCTGCACAAGTATCTTCAGATAAGTACGAGCAAGAAGTATCAACTAATCTTGAACGTGATATCTATGAGAAGCTAGTTGTTGCTCCTATGTTCCGTTCAATTGATATGAATCAAGCGACTATGGTATTACCAATTGCTCCAGATGCAGCTATGGCTGACTGGGTTGCTGCTAGTACTTACGGTGCTGATGCTACCACGGGTGGAACTAAGACTACTGCGTTAACAGAGATCTTATTACAGACGTATAAGATGGCTTCTAAGTCATTCTTAACTGACGAAACTGATGAAGATGCAATTATCCCATTACTACCTCTAATCCGTGACGGTTTAGTACGTGGTCATGCTCGTGCAACTGAAGATGCGTTACTTAATGCTGACTCTACAGTATCTCCAACTACTGGACCATTCAATGGTTTAATTAAGAAGGCTGGTACTAATGTAAATGCAGTTAAAGTTGGTACTACAGGTACTGCTAAGATTATTGCTAAGGACTTACTTGAGACTCGTCGTAAGCTAGGTAAGTGGGGCTTAGACCTTTCTTCTCTAACTTGTATTGTTAGTCAAGAAGTATACTGGGATCTATTAGAAGATGATAACTTTGCTCATTTGAATGAAGTAAATGGTCTTGCAACTAAGATTTCTGGTCAAGTTGGCTCAATGTACGGTATGCCAGTAGTTGTCTCTCCTGAGATGCCTGCTAAAGCAGACGGCGCAGCTGGAGCAGTAATTGTTGCTACTTCAAACTTCGTAATGCCTCGTATCCGTGGTTTACGTGTTCAGTCTGACTACTATGTTGAGAAACAGCAGCAAGTTATTGTTGCTACTCAGCGCTTCGGCTTCAGTGATATTATCGCTGGTCAAGCAGTAGTTGCTATGACATACGACTACTCTTAATATTAGAGTAACGTAATTAACGGGGGACCCGACAGGGTCGCCTGTTTTAATAATTGCATTTAAGGAGAAATAAGTGGCAACTTTAATAACAGTGGCAGACTACAAATCATATGCTGGCATTACTAGTACTAAGTTTGACACACAGATCTCTAATATAGTTACTGCAATAAGTGCAATTATTAAAACATATTGTAACCGTACTTTCGTAGATTACGCTAGTACAGATAAAACCGAGTATTTTAGTATCGCTAATGATGCTACCATATTTGTAGAAGAAATACCTATAATATCAGTAACATCACTAAAGGTACGATTAAACCCTAGGGTCGCGTACACTACATTAGTAGAGAATACTGATTTTGTTGTGGAAGAGGGGCAAATTGTCCATATTGATCCAACTACTGGTGGAGCATTAAAATTTCCACATGGACCACTAGCCGTAGAACTAAAGTATAAAGCTGGTTTTACGACAATACCTGGTGATTTAAAAATTGCTGCAATGGATATGGTTACTTTCTATATGAAGAAGGAAGCAACACAAGAAGTAATGATGATGTCTAAGTCTCCTAGTAATATTAGTAGATCGGCTAATGATAAGCAGGTATCTAATTTCCCTCCACATATTTCACGTATACTAAATTATTATAGAACTATACTGTAATGGCTGTAAAGGACCTCAAGAGGTTATTACTGAAGTACGAATCAAATTTAGCTAATAAAGCCAACTATAACGCGTCAAAATTAGCAAGAGTAAATACATACAATAATAGAGATTATGTAGTAGATTTAAGCAAGAAAACTATAATAAAAAATACTAAAGATAATATTAGAGTAGCAGGTAGAGATGAACCTACTGCTGCAGAATTAGAGAATATTTGGGAAAGAACAATTGCTTCTATTAAAGCTGCAATACCTCCCTTTGGTGGAACAGGAAATAAAAGTGTTGGTGGTGCTTAAAGTTACCTGGAATTCTAGCAATACTATTATGTATATTAAGAATGTAAAGAATGATCCATGGTCGGGGCAAAGTACCCATACATTCCTATTAAAGCTTAGGCAAAAGTTAGAAAAGGAAGTATGGGGCTTCAATGTAGGTAGTGTTGCTAATAAAAAAAGAGGTACCAGTACTACAGCAGGTGTAGATATTGGACATGTTGAGGACTTAATACTCGTACAATTAAAAGATACTCTATTAGGCAGTATTAATGATATTATTAGAAGCTTTAAATCTACGAAAGCAGCTAGAGGTATAATTTTAGATGATATAGCAAAAGAGCTAAGAAGTGGAGTAGCTAGCGGAAGTATACCCTTTAATACATTTATTGAAGTAACTAAGAATATAACTAGTGAAGGCACAATTAAGATGGGTGTTGGAGTAGGTGCAGAAGATGTGCCCTTAAAAACTTTTGAAAAGTGGATTGAAGTTCAGTTTGAGGCTACTTGGCAGAACCAAGGACAAAAGTCTAAGGATGTACAAGCTGCTGCTAAACTATTCAAAAAGACCATATTACCTGAGATATTAAAAAGTTTAAATAAGTTAGTAGGTCAAAATGATTGGCCCGGGCAGAAAGCAAGTCCTGCAATTAATGAAATGATTGATACTATGATAGAGAATTCTCTATTTAGTACTAAAAATGTTAATACTAGATTCGGCTCAAAAGCTAAGAGTAAAAAGAAAGCTGCAAAGCTAAAGTCTAAAGTAACTAAGGTTAAAAAGTATTTAAGAAAGAAACCTAAGAAACCACCTCCTAGTAAAGGAGATATAAGAAACTATATTCAAGACCCTAGAGGAAATTGGATTTCCCCTATAAGTCTTACAAGCTTAATAGATGGATTAGTAGGGTCACAAGTTGCAGCTAATATGGGTACTCCTGCTCTTAACTATCGTACAGGTAGATTTTCAGAGTCAGTAGAAGTACTTGATATAATGCCAGATACTGGCATTACTATTAGAGGACAAAGACAAGAACAAGTGACGGCATATTATACATATATGAAAAGACCGTACGAAACTTTTGAAAGAAAAGACAAATGGGGTGAATTTAAAAACCCAAGAAGATTAATTGATAAGTCTATCCGTGAGATAGCTACAAAGTATATTAATGCGAGGTATGACTTAAGGACGGTTAGATTATGAGTTTAGGGAAAGCAAGAGGTGCTATAGTTGACGCTATAGTTACAAAGCTTAAAACTATTGATGGTTCAGGATTTTTTAATATTGACCTATCCAATAATGTTGAAAATAAGCTTGTATTTTGGGATGAATTAAACGACTTTCCTTTTGTGTCAGTCGTTGCGGGAAGTGAGAGAAGAGAATATCTACCAGGTAACTTTAAGTGGGGATTTTTAAATATTACAATACGTATGTATGTGTATGATGAAGACCCTGTTTCTGAGTTAGAAAAACTATTGGTAGACACAGAAAGCGTCCTAGATTCTAATAGGCAGTTAAATTATGCCACTGGAATGGACACAACGGAAGTTCTGATTGCTCAAATATCTTCTGACGAAGGTTTATTAGCACCCTATGGTGTGGGCGAGATGAATATTATAGTTCAATACGAAGTTCAATAAGTACAATATATCAACACTGGTTAGATCCCTGTTAAATCTTATAAGAACCAAGTAAAAATAAAAGGAAAATAAAATGGCTGTAAATTTAAGTAGAAATACTAAGGTATACTTCTCAACTGCTACTGTTACTGCATCTGGAGCAACGGGAGGCGACTTCACTGCCTCTAACACTTATGAAGTACCTGTACTAGATGGTTACTCTTTTTCACAGAGTACTGCTACACAAGAGATTCAACTAGACGAGGCTGGATCTTCACCTAATCGTGGTTCTCGTTCTTTCAATACTGCAATTAACCCAGTAGACTGGTCAATGAGTACGTATATTCGTCCATTCGATACTGAAGTTACTGCGGGTTCACCTGCTGTAACAACAAGCACTTACACTGCTGTAGAAAAACGCTTATGGAATGCATTCGCATCAGATAAAGCTGTAGGAGTAGCTGGAGCTGCTTGGACAGACTCAGCTGGTACTAGTGGTCTTCCGTCTGACGGCGCTAAGTTTAAACTGATAAATTCTAATAAACACCAAATGCAAACTTTCCATTTAGTATTTGAAGTAGATAATGTATTTTATGTAGTTAAAAACGCTGCAATTACTTCTGCTGAATTGGATTTTTCAATTGATTCTATTGCAACAGTTGCATGGACTGGTTTTGGACAAGAACTAGAAGAGATGGCTACACCTACTGCTTTCGCTGCTGAAATGTTGGTTGCTGTTGATGTTGCTAATAGCTTTATCACTAATAAACTATCTACTATTACATTAGTAGAAGTTGGTTCAACTGGTACACAAACCTTTACTGTTCCAATTACTGGTGGTAGCTTATCATTAGAAAATAATATCACATACCTAACTCCTGAAGAGTTAGGTACTGTTAATAAGCCTATATCGGCTTATTACTCAGGAGCTCGTGGAGTTACTGGAAGTTTAAGTGCTTACTTACGTTCTGGTTCTGGTTCTTCTGATACTGGTGCTTTAATGAAGTCTCTAGTTAATAATACAGAAACAGAAAACTTCTATAAGCTTGTAGTTAATATCGGGGGTACCTCTGGTAACCGTGTTGCTGCTACTATGCCAGCTGTACAATTACAGATTCCTTCTGTAGATGTTGCAGACGTAATTGGTACAACTATTAGTTTTGTAGCGCAAGGGTACACAGGTACTGGTGCATCTACAGCATATGATATTACTGCTAATAACGAAATAGAGTTAGAGTACAAGTCTGTATAATTACTTAAGTAATTAATAAAACCCCTATAGGTCTTTGGCCTATAGGGGTTTTTTATCACCTGTAAAAAATTTTTCTTGACATTTTGGTTTCCCCCTGTTATAATATTCTTGTGCGGTATAGAAAAAAAGACTTCTTACGATAAGGAGTTAATGTTATTTAAACTAAAGAGATCCCGCCGTACAGGGATAGGAGAAAAAAAGAATGAGTGAAGTAAAAGAGACAACCGTAAAAAGAAAGTTAAGCCTTTCGAGCCTATTGACGCCTTCTAAAACAGTAGAAGTAGATTATCCAGGCTTTCCAGGGTTTAAAATACAATTAACGTATTTAGGCCGTGATGAGCTTTTGAAATTAAGAAAAAAAGCTACAACAACGAAATTCGATCGTAAGACTCGCCAACCACTGGATGAAGTGGATGATGACGTATTCATGCAATTGTATTCTGACGCCGTGATTAACGGATGGTCAGGCTTTAAATACAAATATTTAGCACAGTTAACCCCTATTGACGACTCCGGAGTTGATGCAACTGATACCTTAGATTATAGTTCTGATGATGCTTACATTTTAATGAAGCATTCCCCAGATTTTGATGGTTTTATTGCAGATACAGTAGGTGATCTTCAAAATTTTACTACGAACAGTTAGAAGCTCTAACTGAACAGATAGGATCCTACCTACGTCATGAAGACATAGGTATGACTCGCGATCGTGTACTCGAAATGCATAATCAGATGGGTACAGAACCTGACGAGGATGAACTACCTCCAGATATGGATATGTTCGCTCAAGAGGTACAGGAAGCCTTTACTATATATGGGCTACTACAAGATCGAGTAGAAGGTATGGGAACTTACTTGGGTAAGGACTATAGCTATGTACGTGATATGTTAGACGTATATGGATATGAAGATCCAAAACTTATATTGTTTTTAGTACGATACATAGATAATATCCGAGTGGATATCTATAATAAAAAACAACTTGCTAAATCAAAGTCTAAGAAATAAATAGGATAATAGTCGATGGCCAGTAAGAGTAAAAACATACAAATTATTGTAACTAGTAAGGGATTAAAAGAGGTAAAAAGAGACCTCGTATCTATCCGAAAACTTACTGGCCCGGGTAAAAATAATAATATTAAGATTAACCTCAGTGTTAATCAAAAATTCTTTCAAACGTCATTACAAAAGGCGTTTAAGAATATCGCCACTAAGAAACTTAATCTTAGTATAAATCAAGCATTCTTCAATAAATCTTTAGCAAATGCAATTGCTCAGGCAGAACGCCGTGGCATTAGATTAACCGCAAATGTTATTGGAACAGGAAGAGCAAGACCAGAACAAAAAAGAGCCGAGCGTATATCTGGAGGAGCAGCTACGTCTAATATAGTTGGTGGTGTTGCTTACCAAAGATCATCTATGATAGCTACTCAGGCTGCTACTAAGGCTCAAATAGCGGGTAACCAACTTGTTGCGAAGAACGTTCATTCAAATAAAATAGTTGCTAAGCAAGCTGAACAGGGTCGTCAAGCGACACTTAAACAGGCGTCACATTCAAAGTTTGCTAATAAACAGTTACAGAATCTAAATAGAGCTATATCTTTATTAAATAAAACTATGGAACGAGTAATTCGTTCTATGTTACAGATAGAGTTAGTAATAAAATCTAATAGTGGTGTAAAAACTGGAAACACAGAACGGCAGATAAATAGAATTAAAAGCCAAGCTAAGGTTACTCGACGAAATTTAGCATCAGCTACAGCTTTAGAGCCTTATGACCCTAGTAGTACTAATAGAAGATATGCAGGTGGCGCACCAAAACATCCATCTGTATATAGACAGGATCAAGAAGCCTATAGAATCAGAAAACAGTTAGATGCAGGGCAAGCATCTGGACAAAGATTTACTACACTGACAGGCGGAAGACAAGTCGATACCAGAGAGGCTATTAGAGCAACTCACGAAGCAAGAAGGCTAAAGTTTGATACTGGTCAACTCGATAAAAAAGGTCAAAAGATATATCGTAACGCTGATACCTCTGAGGTTAACGCAGAACAAGTTAGAGTGGTTAAAAAGTTAGTTGCTTCTCAGAGAACTTTACAACATCATGTAGATAAACAGAGCAAAGAATATATCGCTAGTAAACCCCCTATATACACTTCAGAAGTTATGGGGGGTAGAACATCGGGAGCGAGAGGAAGCCGTCCAGGCGGGTCTGGCGGGTCTGGCGGGTCTGGTGGCGGAGGTGGTGGTCGTGGTCGTAGTATAACTGGTGCTGATCCATATAAAAGAAATAGAGGTATCATAGGTACTAAAGGCGGGGGCGGAGACTTTTCGCATATGGCATCTGGAATGGGTGGCTTTGTTGGTATGTATGCTGAAGTTGCAGCTAAGACTTTCGCCTTAGGAGCCGCATTTAGAGCTCTAAAAGAAGCTGCTGATTTTGGTGTGCTTATTGATGGTATGAAAGCCTATGAGGCAGCATCTGGAGCATCTTTATTATCTGTAGCCAAAAGAGTACAAGAAATTACTCAACACACTATAGGACTTAAGCAGGCATCACAAGGTGTAACTATGTCTATAGCTGCTGGGTTTGACTCAACTCAAATTGAAGCTATGGCAACAGCAGCCAAGAATGCAGGACTAGCCCTAGGGCGAGACTTGGGTGATGCTTTCGACAGAATTACCAAAGGTGTAACAAAAGCAGAGCCAGAATTATTAGACGAATTAGGAATTATATTACGTCTTGAAACTGCCTCTAAAAAATATGCTAAAACAATAAGAAATTTAGACGGTAGTATAGGTAAAAATGTTAAAGAACTAACTACTTATGAGAAGCAACAAGCTGTATTAAACGAAGTTATAACTCAAGCTGAAAATAAGTTTGGCTTATTAGGCAAGCAGATGGAAGGTAAAGCTAACTCTTTATCAGCAATATCAGCTGCTTTAACAGATACAGCTCTTAAAGCGGGTAATTTCGCGCTAGACTTTGATATAATATTTGGAATAGCTAGTATTAAAGATGTAGTAAAATTCTTTTCTGAGAATGCTACAGCAGTAATCGCAGCTTTTTCTGGGTTAGCTATATTTTTACTAAAGAATATGATACCCCAGGTAGGAAAATTTACTAATAAGTATTCTGATGCTGCAAGTAGGTTTGCAGCAGATTCTCATGCTATGGCAGTATCAGCTAAAAATAGTGGAACTACATTCCAAAGCTTTGCTAAACAAATGAATACCATGGGAACAGGTGCTGCATTCTACTCTACTATAGAGGATATGGGTGTTAATGTAACAAACGCAGAAGGTCTCATAGTAAATAAGTTTGATAATATTACTAATGCGTACAGAAATCTATTAAGTGAAGGGGGCGTGAATAATGCCCAAGCGATGCGCCACCTAACGGATGTAGCTGGCGGAGATGTTGCAAATATGTTGGTAGATTCTGCAGATAAGGTCAACATGTCTAAACTTGACCTAGCTAATGATCCATTTGCGGGTACTAGGGATGTGCAGAAGGCAATGAGTTCTTCCCTAATGAGTAATGTCGATGGATTAATAGGGGATATGGAAACTACCGGCAGAAGAGTCGGCACCCTTATTGATGAAGGCATGGGCATTGAGATGGATGTAACCAGACGAGGACTAAAAGATCTAAGGATGCAAATGCTTAGAACGGTAGATCCGAAAGCATATGCTAAGCAGTTAGCAGAGATGGAAAGTGCTGTAACTGGATCATCATCAAGCTGGGCCAGAAATATGGAAGGCAAAGTTAGATCCCGTATGGCTTTTAATGCCAAAAAAGCGGGTTTACGAGCAGCAGGTAAATTTGAAGTTCAACAAGCATTTCAACATGAAGGAACTTCTGCAGGGTGGCAAGAAGCAAGTTACCAAGCTAAAAGGTATGGCAAAGAGATGGATAAGCTATATAAGGCTGAAGGCAAAAAAATGAACTTGTATCATAAAGCCCTAAAGTCTATGGGCAAAGCGAATATTAGGTTCGGCTCACAAATTGCTTCTCTTGGTCGTGGTATAATGTCAGGGGGTATGAAAGCTATGCAAGCTGTAGCTATATACACCATGCTTGAAGCAGCTGTAAAAGGTATATCTAAAGCATTCGGTTTCACTACTGACGTTATTAGTAAGGCTATTTCAGGTGCTAATGCTTTTGGGGAAGAATTAGACGCTCAACAAGAAAAATGGATAGGGTACTCTAATCAGTTAAATCTATTCACTAATAGTTTAGAGGGAATAGGTAAAGCAGCTGGTCAAGAAGCTAGTAGTTTAGAGAGTTTTTCTAACTCATTAACTACTATGTCTGTTAAGTGGGGTCAGGCAATTGATAAAATGACAGCTGGTGATAAAGTAGGCGAAGTCTTCTCAGAGATGGTATTCTGGTCAGATAGTATGTCAGAGTCAATGGATGAGCAAACTAAAAAGTTTATTGATACGGTAAAAACTTCTGGGCACTTAAAAGCAATTGCGTCAGCATTGAGTATAGATATAGATAGTATAACACTTTTTGATTCTAAAGGTAGACTAACTAAGGATCTGGCCAGATTTCAAGAAGAGACAAAAAAGGTCTCTGCAAGCTCTAGAAATTTAGAATCGAACATTAAAGACTTAGCTCTAGCATTTCAAGGCTTAGGAGACGCTCAGTCTGAGTTTGCAAAAGGATTGCTAACATCTACTAAGTTTGATACTTTAGTAGATCAGTCAAAAGGGTTGAAAAAAACTTTTGAGGATACATTCTATAATGAACAATCAATAATGGCCTTTGAAGGCACATTAGATAGAGCCGTAGAAGCAGTAAAAGAATTTAAAGATACTTTAGGAAATCTTAGTTTTGAGATTGATCTAGTAAAAGTTTCTCCTAGTACTGGTAAGGATATTATAGGGTTATTAGGAAAAGATTTAGAACGAGTTACAGAGTTACAGAAACAGTTGCCGTCGTTTTCGGAAGGTATATTTGCCCCTAATGAATCTTTTGTTAAGACTAAAGCAATAAATCAGGAAATTCATGAAGTACTGTCAAAAGCTAATGTACAGAGGCAACAAGAGGGAGTAGCTAGCCAGCTAAAAGATTCATTATTACCTCAACTTAAGAGAACTGCCTTTAAACATATACCTGAGGAAGAATGGAATAAGGTATCTAAAGCTATCCTTGCAAGTATTCATACTAAAATTGCCGATGCTGCAGCTGCTCAAAGAGCAGAGCAGTTTGCCAATATGCAGTCTGGCAATACTATGAGTGGGATCGCCAGTCTTGAGTCGTTATCAAGTGATGCTTTAGAACTATTAGTAAAAGATGCTGTAGGTAAACAAATTACTCCTGATATGATTAAGCAGGGTATGTGGAAAAGTGCTATAGCAAGCCAAATTGAGGGTCTGAGCATAGAGCTACAATCAGCGCTGGAGACACTATTACTAGAATCTGGTAGATTTCTTAAAGATGAAAAAGAAGGGTTCCTATCAAGAATACATGAAACTGTAGATAGTAAACTATCATTTACGGAAGCAAAGGATACAATTAGAGAGGCTATTGTACTTTATGATGACTTTGTAAAAAATGCCCAAAGACAATTTAGATACTTACAGGGTGAAATAGATCTCATGGCTTCTGCTATGACAAGGTTAAAGGGTACTGGAACATCTACAGATTTAATCAAATCTTTAAATATAGAAAGTAAAATACTAGATAGTAAGCAAGCTCAGTTCCGTCTAACAATTAAAACTCTAAGATTGAGTAAACGTACAAAAGAAAATCAAGAAGCTATTGCTCAAGAACAAAAGAAAATCGCAGACTTAGAGCTTAATAGGTTATCTGAAGCTCAAATAATACATCAAGGTATTACTACAGAAATTAAGTATCAGTATAGCATATACGAAAAGAATCTTGGGCTGATTACTGATATGGTAACGGCGCTAGAGTCTATAGGTAGCATAAATAAGTCTCAAGTAGCACATCTAAACTTTGTGTCTACTAAACAAACATCCATTAATTCTGCAATTAAGGACTGGTTAGATATACATACTAAGTATCAGAAAGATTTGAAATCTCCTGAAGCTGATAAAGTAAAGTTACTTGAAGCTTACACATCTGCTAATAAGATAGTAGGGGAGCGACTTACTAATATTGTTAAAATTGCAAAGATAGAGAGGGATTCTTCTTACTTAGATCATAAATTAGACCTATACAATAAAATGGTAGATAGAGCTAGTGCTCTATTAGATATACAAAAAGAACTATCAGGTGTGCATGATGCCAATGCTAGTACTACCGAATCTCTAGCAATTATTAGTGCTAGGGAATCAGACCTTGCAAAAGAAAGACTTGATTCTATGAGGGCAACTACTGAGCTAACTGAGAGGCATACACTTGCTCTACAGAATGCTGTGGGTAGTACTACAGACTTAACTAAATGGTATAAATTAGAGAAAGCTCATATGGCTTTCATGCTAACTACTAGAGAGGAACTTATAAGTCTACAGGCATTAGCAGCACTAAATACCCTTAAAGAATCTTCTTCTCTTGAGAGTATAAATAGGCACTTAGTTGCTCAAGAAGAACTAAATAATGCTAAACTTACTAGTAGTCTTCATGTTAATAATATTAAAGCTAGAGAAAATAGATTATCTAATATTAAGAAGAAGTTTGATATTAAGGCTTTACAGCATGAACATAATGTACTAAAAATTAGAGATAAACTAGAAAATCTAGAATTAACATCTTGGGAAAGACAGAATCTAATTAGAGATATTGATTCTGAAATCCTAGAGATGGAGAAAGAAAAGGTAGAAGTTTTAGAGGAATACGTAGAGGGGCTAAAAGCTGCTCACGAAGCAAAAAAGAGAATAGGCGAAGCATCTTTAGATGATGAGCTATACTATAGAATTAAAGAAATGCAAGAGGCTATGCCTAGTGCTATCGATTCAGCTGCCAATGTAATGATAGGGTCTATTAATACTGCTGTAGATATGATGGCAGAAAATATTAAGGAAGGCGAAGGAGCCTTCGGTGCGGGCGGATTTGAAAATTTTGCGGCTAAGCAATGGCGAGCTGCTGGAGATACACTTATAGACTCTGCAGCTGAGAAAATGAAAGTGGCTTCAGCCAAGTTAATGTTAGGCTCTACTTACATTACTCCAGAAGAAAAAGCAGTACAAGCACTAAAGAAACAAGACATTGGAAATAACTATTTATTAGATATTTCTGCGACTCTAAAAGCTATCAGAGATAGAAGGGTTGACATATCTAATCAGACAGGCACTACTATTAATGGTGTAGAGGATTTTTACGCAAAAAATAAGAATAAGAAAGTATTTGACCAATTCGTGCCAACAACTAAGTCTGAATTTTTAACAAATGCTATATTAGCGGCCGAAACTACAGGCGATAGAATTGCTGATACTTTAGAAAAGCTAGTTGATATTATGGATACTATGAGATTAAATAAATCTCTAGATAATACTCCAAGCTGGTTAGGTGTTGCAGACAACCTTATGTCAAATGAGGATCGCGCCTTAGCAGTAGCTCTAGATGTACAAGCAGAATCAATTTTTAAAGCACAAGATAATTTCAATGCTCAGTGGGATGCGATGGAGCACCGTCTAAATACTACTCCAAGCTGGTTAGGTGAGCCAACAAACAATCTTATGTCAAATGAGGCGCGTGCTGCAGCAGTAGCAGCTGATAAAGCAGCGAAAGTATCAGCAGCTAGAGCAGCGGAAGAAGAATATTTAGATCTTGCGATGTTCCAAGCTGAATTCGACCAAGAACAGATGGAGGCTCAGGCTAATATAGAGCGATTCATAGAGTCTCTAGGTTACTCAATGGATAGAGTTATAAGCTTGGGTAATAAAGGGAAAACAGCTACAGAAGTAATAACTAATTATACAGATAAGTTATAGGGAACATGAACGGTACAATAATAACCTTGCAGAACTTAAACAATTCTTACATGGTGCTGTAAACGAAGAAATGGGTAGTGGCTTTATGGGCTTCAATCCTATGAAGACTGTGGCCCATAGTATGTTGACTAGTGAAATGGGTCAATACAATGACCCTAATATAGTAAATTCGGGTATGCTTGCTAATACTAGAGCAATGATGGCGGATAAGATGTCTGGACAGGTATCCCCAGATAAGATAGCATATATTTTAGATAGGTTCGATAGATTCGCAGCACAATTCGATAATTACAAAGCAGCTGTAGATAATTATACAGAGAAGTTACTGGCACCAACAGTCGTTATACCATCTATACCCTTAGAAAAGCCCAAGTATAACGCTCTGCCTAGTGCATCTGATCTTAACCATAATCCTACTTGGCAAGACAGAGATGATAACAATAGAGGCGCAGAATTTTATGCACATGGTGGGCATGTGTCAGGATTAGGCGGCCCTACAGATGATTCAGTAGCCGCATGGCTATCTAATGGAGAGTTTGTTGTTAATGCAGACGCCGCTCAAAGAAATAGAGCTTTCTTAAATATTATTAATGAAGGTGGTAAGATACCTGGATTCTATGAAGGAACCAGACCAGATAGTTATTTAGGTGGAGGTATTTTTGATGCTGTAGACCCTCAAGTAACTAGAGTATTGAGAGAAGTAGCCGGGCATGTGCTTACTATAAGTACCTTATTAAAAGACCAGGTAGGCTACTCTGTTCGCGCAATTGATGATTTATCTAGAGAATTAGTATTCGATTTAGTATCTGTTATAGAATTCGAATTAGGAATCCCTATGGGAGAATTCATGAGTTTCATCTCTACAGAGATGTCTCCTACATTAGATAAATTAAATATTACACTAGACACTATTAATACTGAGTTTACTAGTGCGTCTAAGACTTATGACACAATCACTACTCCAAGTGAGTGGTTCTCTCCAAGTGAGTGGTTCTCTCCTAAAGCAGGCGACCTACCTCATAATAAATTTGCAGCAGGTGGTCGTATTTCAGGCCCAGGGGGCCCTAAAGAGGATAAGATCCCTGCCTGGTTATCTAATGGAGAGTATGTTATTAATGCAGCCTCTACTAAAAAGTATGGACCATTAGTAAAATCCATCAATGACGATACTCTGAATCTAGCTGCTGGTGGAAGATCAGATAAGAGTAAATATGCTAAATTTGCAGAGGGAGGCATTGCTAAATTTGCAGATGGTGGTTCATTTGATTGGATGAAATCTCTTCAAAAAACAAACGTAAATGATGCTGTTCAAAGACTAGCAGATAAAATGAATATAAATAATGTCATAAAGAATGATGACGTTATGCGAAATACTAGTGGAAAGATGCACAAAGCTGGTCCAAACTTTAAAACTTTTAAAGGGGCAAGTTGGTGGGTAAACAAAGAAGGACAAAGAGTTCGTAATGTAGGGAAGCCATACGGTAATTGGCAAGAGGGTATGAAGTGGAAAGGTGGAAGTGCAGGAGCTCATAGATTTGGGCCTTTCAGTACAGGCAACCCTTACGCGGGTACTCCTCCAAACCTTAATATGCATGAAGTCGGTACTGCCACTAATAGAAATAAGCCAGTATCAATACTAAATCAATATGACAAAAAACCTGATGGGACCGCTAAATATGCCAAAGGGTTTAAAAGTGTATCTGACGAAAAGAAAGCAGCACTAATAATATACGATAAGCTAATGGCAGGAAAGGACCCATATAGAGGTAAGTCCCTTATGGTTCCAAACCCTGTATCACATCAAGGTATTGTAGCAAAAAGTGCCAAAGGAGTACAGTTTGCCAAAGGTTTAGCGCAGGAAAGGAGAATTTGGACTAAAGGATTTGCTAAAAAAGCAGCTGGATCTTTAGTTGGTTTACCTCTTGCGGGAGGACTTGGCATAGCTGAGCTTATAAACATACTAGTAGGTAACCCATTCGTGGATGAGCCTAGAAGTGTTATGCAAGGATTTGCAGGTGGCGGACTAATATCTGACTTCTTCCTTGGTAAACAAGCGAATGCTATTAATATAACACCTGGTTGGGGACCATTCGGTGAACGATTAATGCCAGGTGGCGTTGGACGTGGTATAATGCCGAGTGGTGGGGGTGGAAGGTCTTCAGGTATTCCCCCATTACCAAACGGTAGAATTACTATCGCCCATAGAGGGAATATGACTAGGGAAGAGTACAAAACCCTCAGACAACAAGTAGACTCTAGGAACGGCGTATTTGTACCAGGACTTCAACCATGGGATATGGCTCAGAGACGGTCGGCTGCTAGATTGGATATGTGGAAATCGATACACAGCCATGGATCATTTGCCAATGGAGGTCCAGTAGGTAACGCGGAAAGATTCGTTAGAGGCATGGATTGGAATATTATGGGGTGGGAGGACGATGTCGTACCTAAAGATCCAATGGGGTTACATAAATATGGTTTCTCTTCTAAATCTAGAGGTAAGAATGATCTTAATGATAGACTTAAGCTATCTTTCGAAGGGCTAGATCCAGATGCTATGGCTAATAAAGCTCCTTTCTTCTTTCTAGGAAATCCAGGACAAGACCCTATATTCGCACTAAGAGGGCGACTGGCAGGGGGTAATATCCGTGGAGTTGCAGAACAGGGTTGGGATGAAGATGGTAACTGGGCTAAGATAGCTACATATTTTTCAAGTATAGAAGGTGATATGGTGCGTACTATGGCGCATGAAACTGGTCATTTTCTCCCTTCGGCCCAACTTGGCTGGAAAGAGGTATTTGGGGATAAAATAGATATATCTTGGTTCAAGCATTTAGCAACAGATAAAAATGATAAAGGTGGAACTAAAGAAGATAGAAAAATGAACCATGCGTTTACTTACCGTGAAGACCAGATAGGTAGGGAACTTATTGCACGTACTAGAGAAAGAATGGCAGTATCCCCTATGGGAACAAGCATTAAAGATCTGGTTCCTGAGTGGTTAAAAGAATACTATACTCAAGAAATGTGGGAGGCTCTAACTGATGCTTCCATTCCTAAGAAGGCAGACTATGATATGGAAAGAATGTTTGAAACTCTTTCTGGTAAAGGTCGTAATGGAGATACAGAATTAGCTCATGTTAATCCTTTTGAGTCTAGTGTACTAAGAGGTTTGGGAGGATCTGGAAGTGTCAATCCTACCACAGGTCTGAGAGAATATGCTCAGCACAAACTTGCAACCGTTAAAACAAAGAGTGTAGTACAAGAAGATCTTTTGACAAAGATTAGTAAGATGACTGAAGAACAAGCTGAGACCCTTAAAAAGCAACTTGAGTACTTTGAAAATTCATTTAACTTCCAGAAAGGTGAATTAAATGAAGAGCAGAAGAACTGGAAGTTATTCAATGACTCTGACGCTGTTAAATCATTTGAGGGCTCAACAGGTATAAGTGCTCAAGCTTTAGTACAAAGCTTTGGTGCTTCTTTTGAGATGGAACTAGGAAGTTTATTTAAAACGGGTAAGTTTGACGTTAAGAGTATGCTTTCAACGTTTGCAACTAGTGTCAGTGTAGCCTTTATGAACTCAGCAACAGCAATGGCAGTAGACTATATAGATAGTTTAGGAAGGGATTTATTCTCTTCTTTAGCCGGAGACGGAAAATCTGAATCTAGTAAGGTTGTAGATGATTTTGGCACTAGTGTAAAGAAGTCTGTATCTGATACATTTGATAAAGAAACTACTGGTACCGGAGGAATATGGCAGAGTATATCCAATTTTGGTACTAAGTTATTTGACGGTATAGGAAGTATATTTAATGGTGAGGGAGGAGACGGCGGACTTATGGGTATGCTAAAAACTGGTGGAAGCTGGCTTATGGATCTGTTTAGTGGTAGCGGTGACTGGTTATCAAGTTTATTCAGTGGTTTCACCACCACAGCTTTAGCTAAAGGTGGGTACGCAGAATTTGCAGCAGGTGGAGCAGCTAAACAAGGATATGCAAGATTCTCTGATGGCGGTGCGATACACGGTGCAGGTGGACCAACAGCAGATGCAATTCCTGCTTGGCTATCTAATGGTGAGTATGTTATTAATGCAGCTTCTACATCACGATACAGACCTATAATAGAAGCCATCAATGCTGATGAGTTAGCTAAAGGCGGGTTCGCCAGATTTGCTAGAGGTGGATTCCCAGAGTATACTAAGTATGCTGCGGGTGGAATTAGTGGTACTATGACTCCTGGTCCAGATATGGCAGCTATTAAGCCTATCCCTCAAGGCTCAATGGGTAAAACTGAAGTTAGTAATAATGTTAGTGTAAATGTTAATGTAACAAATGGTGGTGCTTCTGTAGATGTTGATTCTAGCTCAGGTAATGAGTTAACTCAGGAACAATCTAAAGCACTTGGTTTAATGATTGGACAGAAGATTCAGGAGCAGCTACTTGATGAGCAAAGACCTGGTGGAATTTTAAGTGAGTATTAATTATGGCATATGATTTTAATACAGTAGTAGGAATTGTTCCTGCTAAAGGGTTTAAAGAGCAGGTTAAGGCTACTGCTTTAAAAGCTAGATATGGTGATGGATATATGCAAAGGGCTGCAGAAGGTATTAATAACTTTACTAGCGTTTTTGCCCTATCTTTTACAAATAGAACTTCAGCTGAAGCTCAAACTATTATAGATTTCTTAGAAGCTAGAAGAGGTTTTGAAAAGTTTACTTGGACTCCCCCATATAAAACAGTAGCAATTTCAGTATACTGTGAACAGTGGGCTGAGCAGTATGTTGCTCATGGTGCTATAACAGTTACTGCTACATTTGTGAGGGTATTTGAGTGAGTAGTGGGTATAAGTCCATTATAGAGGATATATACGGACTAGAGCCAGGAGCTATAGTAGAGCTTTTTGAACTTGATCTTACAACTATACCTAATTGGGTAACTCCTGCTAGTGGTGTTGAAGTACTACGTTTTCATGCAGGTACTGCAAATTATAGTGTGCATAAAAATCAAGAAATAATGTGGCAAGATAAAATCTATTACCCTTATCCTATAGAAGTATCGGGATTCGAATTTAGCGGACAAGGGGCACTACCTACTCCTTCTTTAAAAGTGGCTAATTTAACCGGAGTACTGACAACACTTATACTAGACCACGAAGATTTAGTATGGGCAAAATTAACTAGAAAAAGAACTTTTGCAAAATATTTAGATTCTGTTTGTTATGATGTTATTAATTCAACCCCTATAGAGGGTATTACTAGCTATCTAGGATGTACAGCTATTTCTGGGGGAGTTTGGCATCCTAATAGTAGCATGGATGTAAATGCTCATTTTCCTGATGATATATTCTACATAGATAGAAAGAAAACAGAAAATAGAGTGATGATAGAATTTGTACTGTCTACTGCATTTGATGTGCATGGTACTAAACTACCTCGTAGACCTATGATTTCTAATACATGTACTTGGAAGTATAAGAGCGGGCAAGGTTGTACTTGGGTGGATAATTCTACTAAAAGGTATAGTGTTGATGATATTGCAGTAGCTAGTGAAGCAGATGACCACTGTGGTAAAAGAGTAAAGAGTTGTGAGTTGCGTTTTGGTGAGAGTAACGAGTTACCTTATGGAGGTTTCCCTGGATCTAATTTAGGATTTTAAAATGGAAGAAGAGATGAGAAAGCACACTAAGATTGAATATCCTAGTGAGGCATGTGGGTTAGTAGTAGAAGTTAATGGTACTGATAGGTATATTCCTTGTAAGAATATAGCAGACCGTACTAACGAAGAATTTATAATTGATCCTATAGACTATGCGGATGCAGAGGACTTAGGTAAAATTAAAGCAGTATTTCATTCTCATCCAGATTGGACTGAGAAGCCTAGCGAAGGAGATTTAGTAGCTTGTGAGGAAACCAAGATACCTTGGATTATACTCAGTTGGCCAGGTAATAAGTTTTATAGGTTCGCTCCAAAAGGATATAGTGTCGATTTATTAGGTAGACCGTTCTACTACGGTATACTAGATTGTTGCACCTTATGGAGGGATATTTATAAAAGAGAGCTTAATATAGATTTTCAATGTATTGATAAAAGTGGTAGATACCCAGAGTATAACTGGTGGGAAGAGGATAAAGATTATTATATAGAGAACTTCGAATCTCAAGGATTCGTAAAATTAATTGATACGAAGCCTAAGAAGTATGATGTATTTCTTATTAAACTAGCTTCTAGGGTTGCCAATCACGCTGCAGTATATATGGGAGGAGGTATTATTATCCACCATGTACTAGGTAAATTATCTACAAAAGAAATGTATGGTGGATATTGGCAAAAACATACAGTACACCACTTAAGGCATGAATCACTATGTTAACGGATGTTAAACTATACGGAGAACTAAAAGATAAGTATGGTGCAGAATTTACTTTCGATGTAAATTCTGCTAGAGAAGTTATATCTGCCTTAATAGCTAACTTTAAGACATTTCAAGATACTCTTAGTATAGAAGGTAACCAATATGTCCTAGTATATGATAAACAAGAATTGGCTATAGATGATATTATGCTTAAAACTTTTGATAAAAGGAAAGTTTTAAAGATAATACCAGTAGTATCTGGAGCAAAGTCTAAATGGGCTACTATTATAATAGGAATTGTATTAATATATGTAGCAGTTATGGTACCTGGAGGTATGGCTTCTATGGGTGAATTAATGGCAGGTACTGCAACTGGTGCTCAATATGCTGCAGCTGTTGCATTTAATATTGGTACTTCAATGGTAACGGGCGGTATTGCACAAATTTTAGCTGGAGACCCTGGTAGTCCTACTAGCGTAGCAAAATCTAAGAACTATTTTTTTGATGGCCCAGTAAATACAACAAGGCAAGGAGCACCCGTTCCTATTGCTTACGGGCAACTAATGGTAGGTGGAGCAGTAATTAATGCACAAATAAGGGCAGAGGAAGACCAATGAGTGAAGTTGTACTATATGGAGAATTAAGAGAGAAGTTTGGCAAAAGTTTCTCTTTAGAGGTTCATAGTGCAGCAGAAGCAGTTCGTGCTTTATGTGCTGTTTTACCTGGATTTAAGGATTTTGTAGTTACTTCTGAAGATAGAAGTATTGGGTATCGAGTACTAGTAGATGAAATAGATAGAGGATTAGATGAACTACATAATCCTGTAGGCAGTGAAAAAATAAAAATAATACCGGCTATATTAGGATCTAAAAGTAAGGCAACTAAAATAATTCTTGGAGCTGTTATGATATATGCGGGTGTTCAGATGGGTGGTATGACCGACGTATCAGGTGGTATTGCTAATATGACTGCTACACAAATAGCAGGTAAACTGCTGATAAATTTTGGAATGTCAATGGTATTTTCAGGCATTGCTGAATACTTGGCTCCAGACCCCAAAGCAGCTGTAGAGGCTCCAGAGAATTACTTCTTTGATGGGCCAGTAAACACACAAAGACAAGGTGTCCCAATACCAATAGCCTACGGGCTTGTAAGAGTAGGTGGGTCAGTAATTAATGCGTATATAGTAGCACAGGATAAAGATTAATGGAATATATAAAGAAACCTATTAGAGGAGCTGGAGGTGGTAAAGGCGGAGGTGGTGGCTCTGCTCCTACTGAGGATCCTAACACTCTACACTCTACTGGATCTGCTCAAGTAATAGATTTAGTATCCGAGGGAGAAATTGAAGGCTTAGTTGATGGGGCTAAGTCTATATTCTTTGATGATACTCCTCTACAAGACTCTGCAGGTAACTATAACTTTGAGGATGTTGTTTGGGATGCGAGACAAGGAGCCCAAGGACAGGCGTATATTCCCGGATTTGAATCTGTGGGTACTCAAAAAGCAGTTGGTATTAAAATAGAAAATAGCGGGGCTACTCCTGGAGGAGTTATACGTACTCTTACTAATAGTAATATGGATGCTATACGTGTATCTCTGTACACCAATACTTTTAGTCATCAAGAAGATACAGGAGATATCCACGGAACTAAAGTTGAATATGAGATATCTTTTCAAGTAGATAATAGTGGTAGTTGGGTAACTCAAGGTACTTTTACTAAAGAAGGAAAAACTACTGCAAGATATGACTGGAGCCATAGATTTGATATACCTGCTAGTTGGAAAACTGCTGGATTTTCTCAAGTTGCTATAAGAATTAAAAGATTAACAGAGGACTCAGATTCTCAAGTTATAAGAAACGATATATTTTGGCACACTCATACCGAGATTATAGATAACAAATTTTCTTATCCTAATAGTGCTTTAATGGGTATAAGACTAGATGCTAAACAATTTGGCCACGTACCAAGACGAGGTTATGAAATTAAGGGGGTGAAAGTAAAAGTTCCTTCGAACTATACTCCCTATGACCCAAATTCAACTCAAGTTGGAGATTTCCTGTATTCTAGTATCTGGGATGGTACTTTTGACGTAAAGTGGACATGTAATCCTGCCTGGGTCTATTACGATCTTCTTACTAATGATAGATACGGCCTTGGACAATATTTAGATGATTATAATATTGATAAATGGGCACTATACCAAATTGCTAGATATTGTGACGCAGTAGATGATAATGGTAAGTACGTAGGAGTACCCTCTGGATTTATGGATGGGACTACTACAAAGGTAGAACCACGTTTTGCTTGTAACTTATACCTACAAGGGGCAAATGAAGCTTATAAGGTTTTAAATGACTTAGCTTCTATATTTAGAGGGCTAGTTTATTGGGACCAAGGATTAGTATCTGCAATTCAAGATGCTCCTAAATTACCAGTATTTCATTTTACTGAGTCTAATGTGCTTGGAGGAGACTTCACATATACAGGCTCTTCCAAAAAAGCTAGACACAATGTAGTATTAGTTACTTGGAATGACCCAGCTAATGGGTATAAACAGACTGTAGAGTACGTAGAGGATAGAGAAGGCATACAAAGATACGGAATGGTAGAAAAAAGCGTTATAGCTTTTGGGTGTACTTCTAGAGGACAAGCGCAGAGGGTAGGTAAATGGATTCTATATACTGAACGATTAGAAACTGAAGGTATTAGTTTTGCTACTGGATTTGAAGGTGCTCCAATACGACCAGGTGATTTAATGAAGGTGTCTGATAAGCATAGAGCAGGTGTTCGCTATGGTGGGCGTATTTTGCCTAATGTATGCTCTGATACTAGTTATACTTCTCAAACTGATTGTGAATTAGGTACTACTTATACAGGAACAGGATTAAACGATTTTATTCGTACAGGTAGCTATACTGGAGATCCTGCTGATGTGTACAGATTTGTAGTATATTTAACTCCTCACGTACCAAAAACTCATAATATATTTGTTACTAATACTTCATGGTTTAGAGATGAAGCTTTAACAGAAGAATATGAGAGTTGTAGTGATGGGTCTTCATCTACACCTGAGTTATGTTGTACAAATAACTCTGGAAGTTGGGACGCAGTTAATTTTACTTGTGCAGGAAGTGCTGAGGAATGGATTACCTTAAGTTCGTATGATGGGGATACTTATAGGTTTAAAAATAAAGACTCCTCTACAGCAGTAGTGCGTGAGACAAATTTAATATTTGAATCTCCAGTATTATATGAGGGAGATATATGGGAGTATAAAACAGCAAAAGATTTTTCTGCTGTTTTAACTGCTGCTGCAGGACTTGGGCTTACATATATTGAAAACGCCCACGGTACGGGGATAGACCTGGAATTTGGGGCTACTTTTCTTACTTCTTCCATGCACGATACTTTCAATATATTTATTAATGGTTCATTAGACTTTGCTTCCGGAGTTAACATACGCATGGAGCTAGGAGAGCAGTCTTATAACTATGGTATTAAATATGAATTTCAAAATGTAATAGGACACACTACAGGAGATTATTGGGAGTGGGACGCCAGAACATGGACTGTTACTGATAAAGGTACTATTTGTTTAGATGCCCCAGTAGAACTAAACGGCGCAGATGATATGAATTTCAGTATCATAAAGCCAGATGATAGGTGTACTAACCAAGATGGAAGTACTAATGCATCATATACTTCTAAAGTTGCTTGTATGGGAGCAGGTAAAAATTGGGATGAAGCATCTTATATAGTAACTAAAGATGTTACTATTGATCCAGGTGCCTCTACATATTCTACCAATATTATACATTTAGAATCGGACTTAGACTTTGACCCATTACCTATGCAAGTGTGGACTTTGGAAAGAATAGGGCAAGTAGAGTCTCAATTATATAGAGTAGTAGCTATTACAGAAGATGACCTGAATAAGTTTACTGTTACTGGACTAGAATATAATGAATCTAAGTTTAATGCTATAGAACTTGGTGATGAAATAGAGGTAACAAGTATAAGTGAAAGGATGCCTTGGGGAACTGCTCCACCATCTATAACTGATATTAATATAACCGAAGAATTATATAGCAATGTAAACACCATTAGAAATAGGATGCATGTTAGTTGGGTAGCTCCTGGACAAAATTACTTTTGTTTAGAAGATAATACCTATACTGATAAAGCCTCTTGTGAGGCTGCTACTTATAATTGGCTAAGATCTTCTTATGACTATTTAAGTCATTATGAGGTACAATGGAGAATAAAAGGGGAAACCTGGAATACAATAGAGCATAATACTGAGAGTAATATTACTATTGATAATACTTACTCTTTACCAGCTAGATGTGACAGTGGAGACTGTTTTGCAGATCCTACACTTACAAGCCAGACAACCTGTGTTGCAGCAGGCCACTCGTGGACATCTTATGGAACTAGTACAGATTGTACTACAGCAGGACATACTTGGCTTGCTGCAGGATTAGAATATGAAGTAAGAGTCAAAACTGTAAGTTTAGTAAACAATAAAAAGTCTCTTTGGACTACAGCCTCTAAAGTATTATATGGTAAGACGTTACCTCCAATGAATGTAGGTGGGTTATCTACTACTTGGGGAGTAGCTAAAGGACTGACAATACATTGGAAGTCTAATCCAGATATAGACTGGGCTTATTATGAAGTCCGCAAGGGATTAGTATGGGGTACAGCAACAGTAGTTGCCACTAATATTACCTCTATTCATCATCAAGTAGGAGCTGTTGGTACAGGTAATCATACTTATTTACTTAAAGCGATTGACACTACGGGTAATTACTCTGTAGATGCTACTCCTATAAGTTATGTAGTATCTGAACCTAGTTCAGTTAGTTCTATAATTCACGTATTTAATATAGGGGATGTGAATATTACTTGGACTGCTCCAGGTACAGCCCCTCAAGGTATTAAAGAGTATGAAGTTAGAGAAGGAGCGAGTTGGGCTGCAGGTATTGATCCTAAGGTAGTTACTACTCCGTCTATAACTTACCCAGTTACTTGGGGTCCAGGTATATATGGATCAGTAGGTGTAGACTCTAAAACTTTTTGGATTGCTGCTAAGGACTATTCTGATAATTACGGGGTACCTAGTAGTTTTACATGTGTGATAGCTAGACCAAATCCAACTATTCTTACCTCTAGTATAACAGGCGCTAATGTAGTTCTTAATTGGACTACTCCTTCTTCAGATTTACCTATTGTAGATTATGTACTGAGATATGGAGATGTTTGGGCTAGTTCTACAGATATTGCAATTAGTAAAGTTACAGATTGGACAACTAAAGTTACCTGGGGACCAACTACTCCTAGGACTTTTTGGGTTACTTCTGTAGATTCAGCAGGAAATGAAGGTACCCCAGTCAGTATACCTATAGACGTAATAAAACCTGGTAAACCTACAGTAACAAATACTTATAATACTGAAAACGTTCTTTTATCCTGGACCTCTACTTCTGCGGTTACTTTACCTATTGATACATATGAAATACGATATGGGGATACGTGGAGTAATGGACGGAACCTGTCTGGAGTTTTAGCAACAGATGCGTCATTCTCCCCAGAATTGAAATCCGGAACTACTAAATCAGTACGTTGTAGTTGGGGCCCATTTACTGGAGAGGCTACTAGAACATTCTGGGTTGCACCTATAGATACTGCAGGAAACTACGGAGATAAAGGATTTGTTGATGTTACAATAGACCAACCTTCGGCCCCTAGTGGATTATCTGTAGAAGTCATTGATAACTATGTTAAGTTAGATTGGTCTGACCCTAGTTTAACTACTAGGCAGATGCCTATAGTAAATTATAGAATCTCAAGATGTGATAGAGATGTCACAACTTGTACTCTAATAGATACAATAGAACAAGACTTACTGGGACCTGCTACTTTCGTTACTCGTTTTGAGTCAATTGGTGGCACATATAAGTATTTTATTGTTTCTATTGACTCAGCAGGTAATGAAAGTACTCCATTAACTTCAACTTCTAATGTTAATGAACCCGCAAACTTTGTACTACATCAACAAATAAATAGTTCTTTAGACCCTGACAAGCCAGTAAATGAGGCATACTGTTCTGGAGCAGTGGCAACTAATTCTACAGACTGTATAGCTGGTGGTGGCAGTTGGGTAGTAGAAGATAAAATTCAAGTTACTGATATCTACAAAGGAGATAGTTTCCCAGCATTTGGACCAATAAATAACACCGAGACTTGGGAACAACATTTCACTACTAGAAGTTGGAATAGTCCTGCGGATCAAGTATCTGCAGGATACCAATATTATATTGTAGCTAAAGCTGGTACTGATGAATGTGAATATTACCATTCTTGGGATATTGGAGTTGAGTTATCTTCTTCTAATATTACAGTAACAATTGCGGCAAACTATAGAGATAATACCACTACTACAGTTACTAAAGAAAATCATATTTATTGGACTAATAGTTTAGCTATTTATAACCAAGCATTGAATGATGTTACTGGCTGGAACTACTCAGGAGCAGCTTCTAGTACCTCAAGTGCTTCCGACTTTAGATATGTTAAAATTTATACTAAATTTACATCAGTTCCGACAAATGATATAGTTGAAATAGATAATGTTAAGTTTTTATTATCAATGTCAGAACAAACAGAATCTGGCTCTCATACTATCACTACTTTAGAAAAAGATACTGGAGTAAAAGTGTACGTAGATAGCACAGACCCAACTAATGGTACACTATATAAATATGTGGATCTTAATGAAATTACTGTAAACTACAGTGGAACAGCAGGCAAGACCGCCATCTATGATTTTGTAGATGAAGCTAACCCAGAGAGTTTTACAGTTTATATATATGATATAACAACAGGTAGTAGAACCGATGGTAATTTTACCTGGTCAGTTACTGGCGTTAGAGACTAATAAAGGAGTAATAAAAAATGGCAAATTGGGATAATCCAACACTATCTAGTTTATACACAGATTTTGTAGATGAAGTAAAAAATAGGGATTCTGATGCCGCTAGACAGTTTAGAGTATATGGTACTAATACCTTCACAGGTTCAGGAACTACAGTAGTAGGTACTATTAGATTTGACGGAACTAAGTGGCTAACTTGGAATGGTACATTATGGGAGGCTTTAGTTTCTGAGTATGATATTAATGTAACTACACTTAAAACATTCGCACCCTCTACTACTGGTGGAGCTAATACGATTCCTCTGTGTAATAATAATACACAGTTACAATTAAGTGCAGACTTATTGGACGGATTTCATGCGGGAAATGTTTCAGGTGCAATTCCTATATCTAACGGTACCTTGAATGTAAACTTAAATTCGGACCTATTAGATAGTAAAACTGCTGGTAATGCGAACGGTAATATTCCTATTTCTAATAGTACCGTATGTGTAAACTTAAACGCAGATATGTTAGATGGTAATAATGCTAGTAACGCTAGTGGTGATATTCCTATATCTAACGGCATTAAAAATGTCAATCTAAATGCAGATATGCTAGATGGGTTGACTTCTGGTAATGATACTGGGAATATACCTGTTTCTAATGGTACCCTGAACGTCAATTTAAATGCAGACATGGTAGATAGTAAAACTGTTGGTAATGCTAATGGTAATATTCCGATATCTAACGGAGCAGTTAATACCAACTTAAATGCAGATATGTTAGATGGTAACAGTGCTGCCTACTTTTCAGCAGCACATACCCATCCTTATCTACCTACCGCAGGGGGTACAATAACAGGAGATTTAACTATTACAGGTACTCTTACGGAAAGTTCAGATATTGCTTTAAAGTACGATATTAATCCTATAGAGAACGCTTTAGATTCTATAAATAAATTAAAAGGATCTACATATAGATGGAAGTCAAATGATAAGTCTTCTATCGGTTTAATAGCCCAAGAAGTTGCTACAGTATTACCAGATGCAGTTACATACAATGAAGATGGAGAGGCTAATGGGGTACAATACACTAGGCTTATTGCTGTTTTAATTGAAGCAGTAAAAGATTTAAACAAAAAATTGGAGAATAAATAATGCCAGCAGGAACACATAATATTATTATTGAAAAGGGAGCATCTTTCGACTTGGCTCTTACTGTAGAGCAACCTGCAGGTACTCCCTTAGATATATCAAATCATACTATTAGGGGGCAAGTTCGTAGAGACTTGTACGAGCCCACTATTAATGCAACCTTTGTTGCTACTAAGCCAGGAGGAGGTACAGATGGAAAGTTTGTAGTTACTATACTTCCTGCAGATACAGATACTATGATTTCTGGTATGAATGTATATGATATAGAATTAGAGGAAAATAGCACAGGGGTGATAATGCGACTTTTGGAGGGCCGTGCTGACGTCAGAGAAGGGGTAACAAAATGATAGATGTTAACCTTACAGTAACTGTATCACCTGTTATTGATGTAACTGTTGAGACTACTGGGGGAGTAGTCACAGCTATTACAGAGCAGGTTACAGTAGTTACTTCCTCTGAATTATCCTTTAGTCAGTTAGCTCAATATGTTACTTATGCACCACAGGGGACTATGGTTTCTCAGACAGTGCAGGATGCTATTACAGAATTATCAGAGAATTTATTTCAACAGGGTACAGAACCTACAACTGGAGTCAATGAAGGAGATTTATGGTTTGATACAACAAATGATAAGCTGATGGTATACAGTACTATTAGTGGCGTATCTACTTGGGAAGAAGTGATTATGCAAAACCAGGGTACGGTAGACGGTGGTGAGTTCTAAAAATTACTACTATTTTTAGAGAGGTGAGGAAAAAATTTACTTGACATTTATGATATAATTAGGTATAATGTATTTATAAACTCGAGTCCTAAATAGGATTTTATTAAGATGGCTAGATCAAACACGATAGTACTAAAGAGAACAAATGTTCCCGGTAAGATACCAAGTACTCTTAATTTGACTAAACCTGGCGAAGTCGCCGTAAACTTAGCAGATAATAAGTTATTTGTGAGGAATACGACTGACCAGATCGTTGAGTTAACCAGCCAGCCGATTGGCAATGCTTCAGATGTAACCATTACATCTCCAGTAGATGGGCAAGTACTAAGATTTAGAAGTTCAACTAATGAGTGGGAATCTTCGAACTCTTTACGCGTACAGTCGAAAGACGGTACCGTTTCTGTAGATAATACTGAAGTACTTAAGTTCGATCAAAATACAGGGTTAAAGGTAACAGATTTAGGGGACCATACTGTTGAAATCAGCATTGGTTCACACTGGAAAAATTTAGAAGTAGACGGAGAGTCTACGCTAATACCAATTGGTGAAGAAACTTTACGTTTCATAGCAGGTACTGGATTAGCAATAAAAACAGATAGTTCAACCGCTCCTAAGAGCATCGAGTTTATAGCAAACGAACCTTATCTGAATGCCTTACAAGACGTTGTATTAGATCACACACCGCCCGTAAATGGAGAGATATTAAAGTGGAGCAATAACGCCTGGAGATTATCTACTGGTGTAGATATTCAACGGTTCGATTTTGGTACTCCAAGTTTTACTTGGAATATAACTCACAATCAGGGTACAGATCAATTTATAGAGAGAATAGTTAGAGGAGACGGAATGCCTATGTTTGCTAACATAGATGTTACTGATCTGAATAACTTTAAAGTGTATTTTACTGAAGAAGTAACGGGACATATTGACGTTATATTTTCAGGATAGAAAGGAAGAGAATAAATGAATGAAATAAAAATACCACGAACGGAGCTACACTTAGCTGCCTATGTTAAAAGTCATGGGGCTAGTTTTATTGACTTCGCAAATGGGTGCTTTATATTTGAGAGCGATACTACTGAGAATGAGTGGAGAGTTGCCCATAGCAATAGTTGTTGTTTAAAGACAGATGTAGAGTTATTTACTTTAAAGAAGTTTTTACCCCGACGCTAAAGAGACGTATAGAGATGAAATAATTTTATAAATATATTACTTAGGAGGTAATAATATGCCAACATACCCAATTCATCACGGTATTACGCTTGCAAGCGGTTCGGAAATAGAAAACGTTGTAGTTGAAACTTTAGCTAACGACCCTTCCCCGCTTGTAACCGGACGTGTATGGTACAACTCAACCACGGGCAGCTTAAAAGTTGCATTAGGTAACCCAGCAGCAGCTTGCGAATTAGCTTGCGGTGCTGACGTAGATTCTGCAATTGCAGCACTTAAAACAGACCTTGAAGGTCAATTAGCCATTTTAGATGGTAACACATATAGTAAAACTGAAACAGACGCTGCAATTACTGCATCTGTAGACGCATTAGTATCAGGTGCTCCAGGGCTACTGGATACTTTAAATGAATTAGCTGCCGCAATTGGCGACGATGCTAACTTTGTTACTACTATTCAGTCACAAATTGCTGCAGAAGCAGCTACTGCTAGAGCAGCTGAAGGTGTACTACAAGGTAACATTGACGCAGAAGCTACTCGCGCTGGTTTAGCCGAAGCAGCTAATGCTAGTAACATTATTGCTGAAGCGTTAGCTCGTGCTACTGCTGATGGTAACTTAGGATCATTAACTACTTCTGCTCAAGGTAACTTAGTAGACGCAGTTAACGAAGTAAATAGTGATATTACAGCACTACAGAATGAAGTTAATACTACTCAAGCTGGTTCAGGACTAGATACAACAGGTTCTTATGTTCCACATGAACAAGGTTCTTCTTCTTTCATTAGTACTGCTACTTCACTACATGACTGTGACTTAAAACTAGATGCTCAAACAGCTACTAATACTACTGCTATAGCTCAAGAAGTTTCAGATAGATCTGCTGCTTTTGTTACTGAAATAGCTGCACGTGGTGCTGCTGACGCTGTATTACAAGGTCAGATAGATAGTAATGACACTGATATTGCTACTGCTAATACTAATATTGCTACTAATGTTGCTGATATTGCTACTAATGCTGCTGCAATCGCTGTTAATGCTGCTAATATAATCTCTCATGATGCTACAATGCAAAATGAGCTTGATGCTACGCAAGCTGGAGCTGGTTTAGCCGCTTCTGGTGCTTATAGTGCTAATGCTGCTATGGTTTATATCGGTGCTGCTACAGACTTGGCTGATGCTGATGAGAAGTTAGACACTCAAGCTAAGGTTAATGCTGATGCAATTGCTGCGGAAACTACTGCTCGTGGTAATGCAGATAATGCAATTACTGCAGTCACTACGGCTAATACTAATGCTAATACTGCTACACAAGCTGAGCTTGATGCTGTAGAAGCTGCTGCTGGTCTAGGAACTAATGGTTCTTATTCTGCTAATGTTAGTGCTAACTTTATTGCAGGCGCTACTACACTTGTAGCTGCAGATGATTTATTAGATGCACAGGTTAAAGTTAATACAGATGGTTTAGCTACTGAAACAGCTGCTCGTATTTTAGCTGATTCTGGTTTACAAACTTCAATCACTGCTAATGCTAGTTCTGCAGCTGCTAATGCAGCTTCAATTTCTGCTGAGACTACTCGTGCAACAGCTGCTGAAGGTGTAAACGCAGGTAATATTGCTACTAATGTGACTTCAATTGCTACTAATGCTACTGCAATTTCTACTGAGACTACTCGTGCTGGTAATGCTGAAACTAGTTTAGCTACAGATATTACTACTGAAGCTACAGCTCGTTCTAATGCAGATGCCGCTCTACAAATCTTAGTTGATTCTAATACATCAGCAATTGGTGCACAGAATTTGTCGATTCGTGGTGATTACAATGCTACAGTATACACGTATCAGTCAGGTGCTTCATCATTGGTTCACGCTATCCCTCATAACTTAAATAGTACTTTCGTTGAGATAAGTGTATTTATGTTCTCTGGTGGTAAGTGGCAGAATGATATTGCATTGATAGAAGAAGTAGATGCTAATAACTTAACAATCACTATGACAGATAGTAGAGATGTTAAAGTTGTAGTTAGATCTGCTGCTGATATCTAAGTAGATACATAGCTAAGGTGGGCGCGTGCTGTGCTCACCTACTTAACAATGAGAAAAGTAGCATCTACCAATCCACAAGTACCTTTAACACCTTGTTGATTGGTAGATGCTATGAGAAACAAAGAGATAGACGAACATTTAGATAAATTAGATAAGGAAATAGAAATTCTTATGAAAGACATATCTGAACTATCGAATAAAGAGGTCCTGGATAGAATTAACTATATTTCATATAGTTATCATACTGTTGGATCACTATTCAAAGAATTATGAATAAGCAAGAGGAGCAAGGAATATATTCCTGGCTCAGCAAGGTTAGGCAGAATTTGTTGGCTTTTAAAGCTACGTACCCATCATACTCAATAAAGTATAATTCAAGATGGTGTACAGAACAGAAACAGTCTTTATACTACGCGACAAAATCACTAACTAGCGCCGCTTATTTCAAGGGATTAGACCCTAGGTCTATGAAGAATAAACAGGCAAATTATAAATATACTAAAGGAAAATAGAATATGAATTCAGCACAATACATGAACTTGATGACTAATCTTAAGGTTAGCGCAAACGCAGGCTTTGCTTTCGAGCAAACTAATGTACTACCTTCAGACCCAATGATGGGTCAAATGGCTTTAGTGGATGGTGTATTATACATCTATGTCACTATTAGCGGTGTTACTACTTGGTTCCCACTAACAAATGGAAAATCAGCATACGTACACACACAATCTGTTGCAGCTACTGCATGGTCAGTTACTCACGGATTAGATAGCAAGAACTTTGTCTATATGTGCTATGATGCAAATCATAACTTAACCATAGCAAATGTATCTGACGTAACTTTAGCCGGCTTTACAGCTAACTTCAGTGTTGCTCAAACAGGTACTTGTGTAGTATTTGTAGAAAGTGAAGTATACCTACCAACAGTTGGAGCTAACAATGTTGCTACACAAACTTTAACAGTCGATGGCGGAACAACCGTAATAGACTCTTTAGGTGTTGTAGTAAATGGTGTAAATATTTCAACTACAGCAGTTGATAATGCAGCAGCTATCACAGTATTAAATGCAGGTTCTGGTACAGCCGGTTCTGTAGATGCTAAGATTGCTACAGTAGTAGGAGCAGCCCCAGCAGCATTAGATACTCTAGTGGAAATTGGAGCTTCTTTAGCTAACGATGCAGACTTTGCAGGTACGATGACTACACAGTTATCTCTTAAGGCTACAGTAGTAGACTTAACAGCAGAAGAAACAGCTCGTACTGCAGATACAACAAATCTACAAGCACAAATCAGTACTAAGCTTAACTCTACGGATTACAATGCCGCTGACGTTTTAGCTAAATTAATAACTACTGATGGACCAGGATCGGCTCTAGATGCAGATACGCTAGATGGAAAAGAACTAGCTACTATCGAATCTGATCGTCAATCCGCTGATGCTACTCTACAAAGTAATATTACTGCTGAAGCAGGTACTGCTCGTGCAGCCGAAACAGCTAATGCTAATGATATAGCATCTGAAATTACTCGTGCAACAGCAGCAGAAGCTACTTTACAAGGTAATGTTGATTCTGTAGTTCCTAACTTGAACCACGGAGGAGTAATTTCTTGTGTAGACGCTCAAGCTACTTACAATGCAAACTTCAAAGAGTCGTTTGCTATGGTATACTTAAACAGAATGTTACTTAGACCTACAGAATGGTCTGCATCATGTGCAGCTGGTTCTTGTACAAGTATAACAGTTGATTCAAGCATTTCAATCACGGATGGTGACGAACTAGAAATCGTATCTATAGTATAACTTAACTAAATCTTAGAGGAGATATATTATGGCTAGAAGAAAACACAGTATTAAGGATAAGGCTGGAAACACCCTATCCCATACTAATAAAAATCAATCGTTACTATTAAAACGTGATGGCACAGTTGGGTCTATTGCAGACAAAGCAACATTAGATTCAACGGATACTAGTGAATCAATAATTCTATCTGGTGATAAGGGAAACCTTAGATCAGGAGAGTTAACGGAGCACAATATTGCTGTATTAAATACAGTAAAAGCTGATGTTAATCACACACATAGTGAACACTATACCAAAACTCAGATGGATTCCACAATATCTGGCATTAATAGTAATGCCAGTTCCGAAGCTTCTACTAGAGCAGCTGGGGATTCCACCTTACAAACCCAAGTATCCACCCTAGATGGTACAAGTACTACGCATACTGCAAGTATTGCTACTAATACAGCTGCAATAGCTGCTATAAATGCTACACCAACGTATGCGCCAATGACTACGTCCCCTACTGCTCCAACATCTCCAAATGTTGGCGATCAATGGTGGGATACAGTTTATAACGCTCTTATGATCTATATCAATGATGGTGATTCTACCCAATGGATGGATATTACTACTGATATTGGTGACACAATGACGCTTGCTGAAGCAGAAGCTCGTTATGTTAAGCGTGCTGGTGATACTATGACAGGCCATTTACAGCCTGCCACAGATAATGTGCATGACTTAGGTAGCCCAAATAAACGTTGGAGAGATGTATATATTGGACCAGGTTCTTTATACATTGACGGACAAAAGGTTATAGAATCAGTAGCTAATACTATTACTATAACAGCAGATGATAACCAAAATCTTGCTATAGCGACTAAGGGAACAGGTGACATAGAAATCCAAACTAGTGTTGGGTCTATTCAAATGAAATCAGATGTACTAATGACTGTGGGCAAAGGTTTTAATACTGCTAATGGTTCTCCAGTACCTTTTCATTCAGGGCTTGATCTTAAAGGCGAAACCATGCAAAATCTTGGTGACCCGGTTAATGCTACTGATGCTTCTAATAAAGGGCACGCAGATGGTTTAATGGCTACTGAAGTAACTGCAAGAACTGCAGCTATTTCTGCTGAAGCATCGGCAAGATCTACAGCTATTTCTGCTGAAGCATCTACAAGAGCTTCAGCTATTACTAGCCTACAGTCTGATATGTCAACTAATAATACTGATATTGCTAATTTAACAACGGCAATGTCAACAGATACTGAGCGTTTAGCATCAGTAACAGCTTTGACTACAGCATTTACAGCTGCAGATACAAGCTTAGATGGTACACTTACAGCGGCCATTGCAGGCAAAGCTAACAGTGATCTTAGTAACGTAGCAACTCTACCATCTGGTGTAGTTACTCAATTAAAAGGTGACACTGGAAATACAGGTGCTCAAGGTCCTATAGGAAACACTGGAGCTGCTGGTAGTAATGGAAATACAGGTGCTCAAGGTCCTATAGGAAACACTGGAGCTGCTGGTAGTAATGGAGCTACAGGTTCTCAAGGACCTATAGGAAACACTGGAGCTGCTGGTAGTAATGGAGCTACAGGTTCTCAAGGACCATCTGGATCTAATGGAAGTCAAGGATCCACAGGAGCTTCGGGTAATTCTGTATCAGTAACAACAGCAACGTCAGGCACACCTTCTGGTGGTGCCAATGGTGACTTATTCTTTGTTATAGTATAGGGAGCAATCATGGCATTAGATGGTGATTGGCAAGTAAAACATAATGGTACTTGGAGTAGTATTCAAGAAGCCTGGGTAAACAATAATGGTACCTGGGAAAGATTTATTAGAACACAGCCTGTAGATGGGGACTGGTCTGCTTGGTCAGGATATAGTACGTGTACTGCTTCATGTGGCGGTGGTACCTATTCAAGAACTAGAGTATGTAATAATCCTACCCCAGCATATGGAGGTGCGGATTGTTCCGGTTCTACCTCTGAAACTACTGCATGTAATACACAGAGTTGTTGTACAGCAGGCTCACAGACTTTTACATCGAGTGGTACGTTTAATATGCCTTCTGGCTGTACTTCTGCGTCTGTAACTGTGGTTGCTGCTGGCGGTGGTGGCGGTGGTGGAGAAGGTAATGGTGGCGGAGGTGGCGGTGGCGGCACTTGGTCCGGTTCTATTACAGGATCTGTATCCGTAACTGTAGGCTCTGGAGGCACGGGAGGGCTGGGAGACTGTAATTACGGAGGTAATTACAACGCTACAAATGGAGGAGCTTCATCCTTCGGATCCTATATTAGTAGGTCTGGCGGTACCGCCGGTACCAATATATGTAGTGGATGTGGCGGAGGAACCGGAGGAGCTGGTGGAAGTGATTCCCCTTGTAACTACGGAAGCGGTTGTGGAAGTACAGGAGGCGGTTCATGGAACGGTCAAGGAGCCGGAGGTCAGAGAGGTTGTAGAGGTAGTAATATAGGCAACGGTGACGGAGGGGGACTTATCGGAGGTTCTTATGGCGGCGGTGGTGGCGGAGGCGGCTGGTCTTACGGACGAGGTGGCAATGGTGCTAGTGGTGCAGTAATTATTTCTTGGAGCGCATAATGATATATTTTGAAATAGATAAAAATACACAAGAAGTATTGTCGGGTCCTTGGGGTTCTAACGAGTTACCAATTTTCTCTGAAGAGTCTAATATAGTAGCTACTGAGTCTCTATCTCTTAAGGTAGGATGGTTTTATGTAGATGGGTTGCTAGAGAAACCTCTATCCCCTAATCCTTCCTGGATTTGGAGTGATTCTGAGGAGTCTTGGTCCTCGCCTATACCCTACCCGGAAGGTGAGCTAAACTATGACTGGAACGAAGAATTAACTAATTGGGTATTAGTACCTTAGTAATGATAGAATTTAAATATACTGTTTCTTGAGTTGATACTGTATAGGATATAACGAATTAAGAAAGGAGGTATTCAATGGCATTAGACGGCGATTGGCAAGTAAACCATAACGGTACTTGGAGTAGTATTCAAGAAGCCTGGGTTAACGAAAATGGTACTTGGAAAAGATTTATTAGAATAACCCCTATAGACGGTGGATACTCTGCATGGTCAGCATACGATGCTTGTACTGTAAATTGTGGTGGAGGTACTCAAGGTCGTACTAGAACATGTACTAACCCTACTCCTGAACATGGCGGTGCAGATTGTGTAGGTACAGCTTCAGAGTCTCAAGCTTGTAATACTCACAGTTGTGCGGTATACGTATCGGCTACAGGAGGTGCAGTGACTACTTCGGGTAGCTATAGGTATCATACGTTTACAGGTACAGGTACCTTTAGTGTGACAACGGCGGGTAATGCAGCAGGGTCTAATACTCTTGAATATTTGGTTATTGCAGGCGGTGGTGGCTCAGGTCGAGGAGACAAGTCAGGGGGGCCAGGTGGTGCAGGAGGCTATAGAACTGCTTCTGCCACAGCATCAGCAACTGGGTACTCTGTTACAGTAGGTTCTGGAGGCTCGTACGGTTACTATAATGGAATGAGTGGTGTTAATGGTGGTAATTCTACTTTTAACGGCTTAACCTCTACCGGTGGTGGCGGAGGCGGTGCCTCTCACACCGCAGGTAAGAGTGGTGGTTCTGGCGGCGGTGGTGGTGGTGGTACTAATACCGCTGCGGGTGGTACAGGAATCGCAGGACAAGGTCACAATGGTGGCTCAGGGCACAGTGCATGTTGTCTTCACCCTACCGGTGGTGGTGGTGGAGCGGGAAGCGCAGGACAAGCAGGTACTACTTCAAGAGTCGGTGGTTCGGGTCTAACATGGTTAGATGGAACGGTCCGAGCTAGTGGTGGTGCTGGTGCTAACGAAGGTGGATTTGGTTCTACTTCAGCCACTCCGGGTGGTGGTGGCTCAGGTGGTGATAGCGCATCTAACGGTATAGCAAATACCGGTGGTGGAGCTGGCGGTGTGGGACATCAGACAAATGGTAAAACAGGTGGCTCAGGTATCGTAATCATTAGATATCAGTATCAATAAGGGGTAAATATGGCACATTTTGCAAAATTAGGAATTAACTCAAAAGTTATAGATGTTCTTGTTATTGATAATCAAGATATCACTGATAAAGAGGGTATAGAATCTGAACAACTTGGAATTGATTTTTTAGAAAAATTAACTAGATACCCATTTTGGGTTCAAACCTCATATAATAGAAACATTAGAAAGAACTTTGCTAGTGTGGGAAGCACTTACGATGACGTAAGAGATGCGTTTATACCCCCACAGCCTTACCCTTCTTGGGTATTAGATGAAGCTACTTGTCTTTGGCAAGCCCCTATTTCTGAACCTGTACTTACAGATGAAGATAGTTTAGGAGTTATGTGGAACGAAGATAAAACAGAGTGGAGAAACGTGTATCCTC